TATCACAGCTACAACAAAGTATCAAGATTTGAACTTGACGGCAAATACCGCCACATCAATCTACTCTGGTTCTTTGTTTGTGTGTATCAATACAGCCGCTGCCGCAAACAACACAGTTGACATCGCAGTGTACGGTGACGTTGTATCACTATGACAGACCTCGTTTATGTAACCAACAACACCAACAAAGACCTGTACGCTGAGTACAACTATGTTGGTTATGATTTTCCTGTTGGCAAGACGGTAGAACTTACTGTACCTGCTGCTAGACACATGGTTGGTTACGGAGATGAGGACAAGGAGAAGTATCTAGTCCAGTTGGGCATGATACGTCTTCATAGCGAACTTGAAGAAGCAATGGAAACTTTGAAGAAAGTAAATATTTCTTCAGAGCCTCCTGTAAAGAACCGCTCGTTACCCTCGGCGGTTGGCGCAGTACCCTTGAGGATTGAGAAATCCGTTGGGGGAAAAGTCAATCAGAGGGTTGCTTAACATGAAGGTAACATGGCAACTCTCTCTTCCTACATCACGGAAGTACAGCGTTTATTGCATGATGCAAACTCTGTCTTCTGGTCTACCTCGGAGCTAACGGACTACATCAACGATGCCCGTGAGCGAGTAGCGAGAGATACGGGGTGTTTACGCACCCTGCAAATAACTGCCACCCCAATTTCTATTACAGGAGTAGCCGCAACCCTATGGACTGCGGGTGCTACTGTTACTGCTGGTGAATTTGTATTTAGCAGCATTTTCATTTATGAAGTAACTGTAAGTGGTGTGCTTGGTTCTACTGCGCCAGCGTATCCCGCTTCTGGCTACAGTTTCCCACCATCTACTGCATTCACAGATGGCACTGCCACCTTGCTATATTCTGGCCCTGCGGAAGTTATTCCCTACGCCACTATTTCTACTGGTACAACTTTAGACATTCTTAACGTCAATATCTATTGGGGTAACAGCCGTATTCCTTTGCGGTATCTGCCTTGGTCAAACTTCAATGCACAGTTGCGTTACTATCAAAACTATGTAGGCAGACCTGTATGTTTCTCTGTCTACGGACAAAACACTATCTATATTGGCCCTGTTCCTGACCAAGCCTATGTGGTGGAGATAGATAGCACTATCTTGCCTACTGCGCTAAGTTTGAACACGCCTAATGCTAATGACCAAATACAAGACCCCTACACTACGCCTGTAGCTTTTTATGCAGCTTACAAAGCCAAGTACAAAGAGCAGAGCTATGGAGAAGCTGAGATATACAAGCAAGAGTATGCAAAGCAAATCCAAGCAGTGTTGAACTCTGTGTATACACGCAGAATCCCTGACCCCTACTCTACGTTCTAATCATGGCAGCAGCAGAGCAAAAGAAATCTTATGCTGTCTATAAGAACTTCAAGGGCTTAAACACCAAGTCCAACAGGACAGCCATTGATGACGAAGAATTTTCGTGGATAGAAAACGCCATGCCTATTGGCTTTGGCAACATAAAGATTGTTCCTGCTCAAGTCACAGTTAAGGATGGTGGTAATAACGCTATATCTTTTGGTAACACAGTCTCTACTCTTACAAATACCAATCTTGGATTAGATGACTATTTGCTAGCTTTCCAAGAAGATGGAAGAGCGCAATATGTAGTCATAGATACAGGCACTGTAGGAAATGTAGGTGTGACAGGCACTTTCTCTTCTGCCAATGTGTCTACAGCCCAGTGGAAAAACGAAGAAGTATATATAGGTGACCCCAATAAAGGCCTCTTTTCTTGGGATGGTACTGACTTACTTAATGTTGGTGGTGTAGGCAGGATAGGTTTGACTGCGAGAGGTTCTGGTTACGTATCTGCACCAGCAGTTACCATCTCTGCGCCTAACCAAACAAATGGTACACAGGCTACAGCAGAAGCAACAATCACAGCAAATGCCGTAACTTCTATAGCAGTTACAGAAGGTGGTAGCGGATATACCGCTGCACCATCAGTGACTATCACAGGTGGAGGCGGCAGTGGTGCTAATGCTATTGCTCAACTGCTGACCTTTACTAAAGGTGCGCTATATATACAAGTAACCAACAGTGGTTCTGGCTATAACCCCGCCTCTCCTCCCGCTGTAACCATTACTGGTGGAGGTGGAGCAAATGCCACTGCTACTTCTATTGTGTTTGGTAACTCTGTTATAGAAGTTATCATGACGAATGTGGGGAATAACTTCACAAGTGTTCCTACTGTAACTATAGCTGCACCACCTACGCCTACAGGCAACGCTAATGCGACTGTTATAGGTGTTCCTAATCTGAATGAAATATCCAGCGTTGCTACCTTTTCTGGTCGTGTGTGGGTGTCTACAGGGCGTACAGTAACTTTTTCCTCTGCAACAAGTCCTACTGACTTTACTTCTATTTCTGCGGGTGCTGAGACTATTACTGACTCTACCTTGCGTGGCAATATCCAACACATGGTGTCTGCCAACAACTTTCTCTACATCTACGGAGAGGACAGCATTAACGTCTTTTCAGATGTGAGGATTACAAATACAGGTGAAACCTTATTCACAAACACAAACGTGTCTGCTTCTGTTGGTAGCAAGCTGAAATATGCGGTTTTCCCATACTTCCGTTCTGTGTTGTTTATGAATAACTACGGGGTGTATGCCCTTGTAGGTTCAACAACAAGCAAGATTTCTGACCAACTAGATGGTATTTTCCCGTTTATAGACTTCACCAAGCCTGTAACTGCTGGTCAAGTCTTGTTGAATAACATCCTGTGTGCGGCTTTTAACTTCTATTTGTTGCCTACTTTCCCAACAACCACGGGAGATAGGTTTGTACAGTGCGTGTTTTTTGAGAAGAAGTGGTTTATCACCAGTCAGGGTGCATTACGTTATTTGTCATCTGCACCTGTAGGTGGCTTGATAAACTTGTATGGAGTGACAAACACTGCACTTTTCCGTTTGTACGGGGATGCAACTGCAAATGTTGCCTCAGAAATACAGACTTCTTTGTCTCCTATGAAAGACCCAATCCGTACCAAACAGGCGTTGAAGTTTGGTATTGAGGCTACTCTTACTACAGGCGGTACGTTTAATGTGACTGTTGATAGTGAGAGTGGTTCTAGCCCTGTGTACACCCTTAACAACAGTGTGACCTGGTTTAACAATCAGAATGTTACTCTTACATGGGTGAACAATTCTTCTACGACAATAGGGTGGTTGACGAGTGCGGGGTACGCCTTGTATAAGTCAGATGCACAACAGTATGGTAAGTATTTGGGGTTGACGATGACTTCTTCTGACCCTGCATTTACTGTAAACACAATCGAGTTTGAACACGAATTGAGAGTGAGGTTTTAAAATGGCTGTTCCTAATATTTTCGGTACTGCGACTTCGGCAATCCCGTTATCGCAACTTGACCAGAATTTTGCTACTGCGATTACGCTTGGCAACACTGCTGTTTATCTTGGTAACACAACTACCAGTCTTGGTAATGTGACGCTCACTAACGTCACTATTAGCAGTGGTACTTCCAACATTGCGGCAAACGTAAGCACCGCAGTTGGTTTGTTACCAGAAGCTAATGGTGGCACAGGAACAACCACTGGCTACTACGGCTTTAAGAACCGCATCATCAACGGCGCGATGGTGATTGACCAAAGGAATGCGGGGGCGAGTGTTACGCAAATAGTTGGAAATACGTTTGTTGTTGACCGATGGTTTAACCTTGGCTCTGTAACATCAAAATTTACATCGCAACAAAACGCTGGAAGTTTAAGCGCCGCTAATAGACCAACAGGGTTTATAAACTATTTGGGAAATACATCTTCTGCCGCTACTTCACTTTCAGCTACTGATTACTATTTAGTAGTTCAAAGGATTGAGGGCCTAAACATGGCTGATTTTAATTGGGGTTCAGCATCTGCGGTGACCGTAAATTTATCTTTTTGGGTTCGTAGTTCATTAACAGGAACATTCGGCGGGTCAATACAAAACAGCGCTTTAGACCGCTCCTATCCTTTTACATACACAATCAGCGTTGCTAACACTTGGGAACAAAAGAGCATAACAATTGCTGGCGACACAAGTGGCACATGGTTAACTACCAATGGTGTTGGAGCGCAAGTGGTATTTAGTCTTGGTACTGGTACAACATTTAGCGGAACATCTGGTGCATGGGCTGGAACAAACTATGTTTCAGCCACAGGCGCAACGAGCGTAGTCGGCACAAACGGCGCTACTTTCTACATCACAGGCGTACAGCTTGAAAAAGGCTCAACAGCAACTAGCTTTGATTACAGGCCTTTTGGGACTGAGTTGGCTTTGTGTCAGAGGTACTATGAACAAACAGGTTATGGCATTGGTCGCGCTAGTAGCGCATCAAACATGGATTTGGTGTGGTCTTGGAAGGTAGAGAAACGCGCAGCACCGTCATCAAGTGGCGTGTTATTTAACGGAACAAACGCTGTTCAACAACTTGGAAGGGCGGCGGTAAACGCGAACTCAGTGAGCAACGTGTTTCAGGTGTCAGTAAACAATATTGGGACTAGTATCGTAAGTGCAGATACAGGTTTAACAACGAGTGCTGTTTGCACAAGTGCCGGAACTAGCTACATCATCGCAGGGAGCGCAGAACTATGAACTGGAAACTTGTAAACCACCCTTATGGCGGCGGGCCTATTGTAGTTGCTCGTATTGAGACAGACGGGTCAATGACCTTTGTTCCATTTGACCCTGCCAACACAGACTACCAAGCCTACCTAAAGTGGCTTGCAGAGGGCAACACACCACTACCCGCAGATGAGGTGACAGAATAATGGGTACACAAGCATTTACAAAGACAGGTAACACGGTAGTCTTTACTGCCGCTACATCTGCTCCTACGCCTATACAAGCAGTCTCTACCACTCTTGGTGGTAACCAGTATCGCATCATCAATAGCGGCTCTGTAACTGTGTTTCTAGGCTACGGAGATACTGCTGCTGGTGCGACTGCCAACACTGCGGTAATTACCACCACAGGTACATCTATACCTTTATTGCCAGGCACAGATGAGGTTCTCTCGTTTGTTCCTAACGCTTACTTTACTGGTATCACTGTCAGTGGTACTGCGGCTGTATACATTACTTGCGGCGATGGGATGTAATCATGTTAAAGACAGTCAGTTCAGTCATCAACAC